GAATAGAGTCATTGGCTCTCTGGAGAAATTCTCCTGGCTTGAAGGTCTTATAGGCTTCCCAACCTTGCCTTTCAAGCGACAATCCAGCCCGAAGTTCGGGTACCCCTTTTAGGGATTCTAAGAATATCTTAGATATCGGTTGCAATATCTGCGTCCGATAGAACGAGGAACACGTAGGAATCCTCATCTTCATGCCCAATTCGGGCAGCGCGCACACTCGTGTGCTGTACAAATCTTTGTACCCCTCCTTGTACATTTCCAAGGATTTATGCAGAATTTTATCTGCAAGGCGTATAGCCTTCTCGGGGAGAATCTCCCCTGTCGTAAGATCGTACATGACTTGTTCCGAATCGGAACGTGCAATTTCTTGCACGAGGGAAAGTTTCCCTCCTTGCTTCTCACTTCGCTCGAAACATGCCGAGGTGGTGATTAGAACCGTGGCGGCTGCTGACAGGTTCCGAGCTACAAAATGCTCAGACACCTTCAGTGTTGCCGACACAAGCTCCCTGTAAACAAACGGGGAGTTATCCCTTTCGGGACGGTTCACGGAGTCAAAGAACTCCTGAAGCTTGCATTCAATGAATGCTGGGTCCTTGGGGACCCCACAACTCCTTTTATTAAGGAGCGTCATGTACTTCTCGACGTAGCACTTAGAGTGCTTAGGATCTGTGATCCTGGCGAATATATCGCCCATCCACGATAAATTACGTGGCAAAGGTGGCATGTCACCACCAGCGAGGATAAATTTCCTCATTTTGGCCAAATAGGCCTTTCTAGAGATAAGGAATTTGTCTCGTCCCTGAATAAGGTTCGAGACAAGGGAAATCCTAATTCTCTTAATTAGTTCCCATGGAACATCTTGCCCTGATAGGGCCACACAGACGCTAAACATAATTGCGTCATGGTTGTCAGTAAAATCTGACCAATAGGACTTATAGTCCTTGGCTGACTTCAGCCGGGATAAAAGTATCCCATAGTTTGCAGGCTTTAAGCCGCATAGGAAGTAGGTGTGTTGCCTAACTTCCGCAATTTGCCTCTCAGGTCCATAGGACCAAAACTTCCCACTGGGAATAAC